TACAAAACCGTTATATACGCCAAAAGTCCCGCCCAATATCTGTCTTTTTTGGCTAACAGTCGCAGGTAGATTTGTCCAGTAATTGGGGCCGCTCCACCCTAGCATCTGAGCGAGAAAGTCTAACTGGCTATTTACCCTGGTTTCAGTCTGAGTTACTTGGGTTTTTTGTTCTGGTGTAAGAAAAGGATTTGTGTAGCTACGGAGTTCAAACTCCGAAATATCGAAAGTAGGTTTTTGCTGTGTCATTACGCCACCACCGTTATTTGATCTTTTTCAAGAGCAACGTACTCTTGGTTCATGCAAGATGGAGGAGCCATCCACAGTGTACTATATGCTGATACTTGCTCATACAGGTTGATTAGATCCCCATCAAAAGGTACTGTCAGCCAATCGGCCACCGGTGTAAAATCCCGATGAATGATGGACCTTACGTCGGTTATTTCCAGCAGCTTATAGTCGCTATTGACGTCAATTTGAGCAAGAACACAATACGTTGCTGGTATGGTTTCTCCCTGACTATTTTCTACAGTGGCAGGGAGAGTACCAGAGGGATACATCACTAGATTAGCTCTAGGGGAGGGGTTGGACTGAGCTTCCTCCAGAGTGACCAACCCAGATACCGTTATGGATTGTATGGCAATATCCAAAGAAGAGAAAACCACTCTCCACTGGGATTGCAGGGAGGGTTCTCTGATGGGTAACTCAAAAAGTTGCCCAGTGCTGTCTTTGGAGATACCCACAGAAGTTACCTTTATAAGGTTACCCCCGCTGGAATAAAACAAAGTTGCCGTGCCTGTGTAAGCAGTGTCACTAGGGCAGCGCAAAGTTACTTTAGAATAAGCTTGAGTTAGGGCACTTCCCCACTCAAGGTAACTTTCGGTAGGTTGGGCATAAGAGGGGTAGTAAGTATCTTCGTTTTTCCAGTACTGGTTGGTGGTATTTAGAAAGGCATTGACAGCAGGGTACCTCCAACCTACTACGGCATCTGTGCTGCTGGTTATGTTTAGTGATTGTCCAGTAAGGGCAAAATCTGACACCTCGTAAAGGTGAGAAATGGGGGAATCATCGTATATAAGTTGATAAGCTATATCATATTTCCCACTTAGCACATCCAGAACACGTAGGTTTATGATTGTAGGGAGTACTTTTGTCTTACCGTATTCCCACACTACTATACCGGCTTTCACCATCACACACTCAAAGTTGTTAGAGGCAACAACTTCGGCAGAGATAGGTCCGTTGATACTCTCTCCGTACGGAACATACACGTATCCAACCTTTTCAATACCTTCCCCAGGCACCAGATTAGATTCTGATACCACATTGAAGAAGTTTATCTGATACGTTTCCGAAGTTGCCGGGAGTCTCCGATAGATTGGCCTACCCCCAGGAATCCACTCGGTTGGTCGAGCGTGTAAGTTATTCGCCTCAACGTACTGAGGTGAGAGCACTTTGAGTCTAAGATCAGGAATAGTAGTTTGTACTACAGGAGTTACCCCACCATTGACTGGATTTAGTTGTTGACTCATAATCTCATCGTCCCGTCGCCGTAATTAGGAGGGTTATAAGCATAATCGGTTCCGGAGTACCAAGAGAGTTGAGGTGTTTCAGAAAGAGTGGAAGCATTCTCCCAAACAAACACTGAATTTTGCCTAGCGTTTGACAACCTGCCGTTGTTTTTGGGAATTATAGTAATCTGTGCAACTCCTAGCTTGATGGCAGATATGTCTCTACCCAACTGAGATTTGATGTCTTGTTCACATACATACGCATTCACATACCGCAAAACATTACCTTCGTACTCTTCTATACGAGCCGTATTTACAACTGTTGTATTTGTCCAGTTAGTTACTGTGAAGTTGGGGGTGAAAGCCTTCATCACACGGTAAAGGTTGCGTCCATCTTCAGCTAAAATGGTATCTTCTGAGTAAGCAACGTAAGCCGGGTCAAAATATGGAATATAGTTTGCCGATTCAAATTGCCCAGGTAAGTACTGATTTGTTTCCACAAAAATTCCATTTTGCAAGTAGATGTAAAACTGGAATAAAGGGTGTACGTTAGATGTGGCAGTATATGAGATTACTTTGGAACCTTGTCGGAAGAAAGTCCTGTCTCCTTTGAAGAACCGAAACATCCTTACTGGCACATCTACTTCCCCTTGTGCTAGACTTTTAGTAAAAGCCTTTTGCTGATCGGTATTTATGTATAGAGGTAGAATCAATCCTTGATCCAACAAAGGTTGGACCATGGTTGAACTAGGTGTGAAGAACTGGGCTGCGATGTAATACTCTGGGGCAGCCGCTTTATCAGAGCGATACTCTAAGTAAGTTCCGGCAGGAAAACGAGGTTTATACTTGTAAATAGGTAGACCGGCATCGCCATTCTCGACAACGATTTCCCGAATATCTCCTGAACTAACCAAAGTATCGAAATATTCACTTATGGTGGCTCCGTTCGGTATGTATGTGAAAGTTTTCACAACATATGCGTATTTATTTACCACTCCTTGTCTGGGATCAATATAGTTGTAGTAAGGATCGGCCACTGGGTTAGGACCAGAACCGACTTGAGGAGTGTAAACCCAAGTCCCGGCAGCGTAAGATGAACCAATAGTAAGTTGAGCAGGTGTTATGGGAGACCCCAACTGGAATGCCGCTATGGCACCAGTGATGTCATTACTTGCCACACCTAAGGTGAAATTTTGTGCAACCACCCAAACAAAAGCTCCAGGTCTCTTAGTGAGTGGGATTATGGATGTAGGGTCAGGGATAAACTGTCCGTCACCTGTAACATAATCGTATTGCACTATCTCAGGATCATACACTCCACTACTTGTTGTCTCTTGGTAGATTTGTCCAGGGTTCCAACCCGAGTATACCTTGGCGGCAGAGATTTTGCCTTTAGATATTAAAAGATCAATGTTATCTTTATCTTGTGTCTCGATAGTAAGGTTTTCATTTATGACGTGTAGTTCCCCGTCACCACCAATAGAGGGATCCCAATAACAAACTTGGCCCTGTAAATAGTTGCCAGCAACCAGAAACTCAATTTGCTGTAGAGCTAAGTTACCGTAAATTGTTTGATCTGTTTTATAAATGGAGTAAGGAGTAAAGTCTGTTAAAACCGGATAAAAAATGGATGTGGGCAATGTAACTTGTACCAAGTCGTTGACTTGGAGTAAAGAGTTTGACGGCGTAAAACTATACACCTGGGTGTAAGTAGCAGCAGCTGGTTCTAATAGTGGGGGAGTGTTATAGGCCGCACTAACCTCAATATGAGGGTCGATAAAACGGGTGGTAGTGTCAAAAGTAGAGTAAAAGGCAGCATCCACATCGCTAACCGTAGGATCGGTCATGCTGGGGAATACATTGCCCGGTCTCAGCACCTCAAATAAACGATCACGGAAGTTCAAAGAGGAATCTTTCAAATTCACACCAAAAGAACTATTTGCATCCACTTCAACGGTCAAGTTATATTGAACCTGACTAAGCGTGATTGGGTATAAATGACCTTGATTTTCTATAGGCACAGAGTAGTTTACAACATTTTGACCACGCTCAAGCTGTGCTTGAGTAAGCTCAACGCCATCTGGACCAAGTACAAAAAATGACACTTGTCCGTTAGGGAGCAAATAATCAGTAAGATAGTTATAAGTTCCTTGGCTGGGTCGGTTAGGTTGTACGGACGTTTGAGTGCCAACGCCGTAGAAATCTATGAAGAAATTCTGCCAATCCTCTTCACTTACTGGGTTTCGACGACGAATAAGTGTGAAGAAACGTTCTTGAACTTCTTGGTATGTCTCAACGTCACTGCCACCTGTGGCAGGCAGAACATTGGTGCAAGAAAGGCCATTTACGTTGATTGCTGAGGTACCTGTTATGGAATTCGCAGGGCAGTTATATAGACTACCAACGTACTGCGAAGCCACCGTTACATTGGCAACAGAATCCCCAGCAGGTATAGATATTTCTGCGTCAGTTACAAATGTAAATTGCTCACCACCGGTGAGATTAGCATCGGTGCTGAAAGCAGTACCAGCAGGAATTATTGTGACAGTACCTGAAGGGGGAACAGTCAGGGTTAGGCGGGCAATTGCAGGGGTGCCCAGGCGCCTCATAGCACCGAGAAATGGACCTAACCACTCAATTAGAATAGATTGAGGGAGCTGATTAGCCCAGAATAAAAACTCACCTTGGGCAAATGCTTGCCCTTCAAGCAAAGCAGCAAGGGGATTTCCAGCAGAAAAGTCATTCAGGGTTTGACCCGAAGCTTGATAAACCCGCTGAGAAGCATCTTGTACTAACTGAGCTTCGTCTCTCGGGTCAATTGATACGGATGGCAGTGGTGCATATCTGGCCACAGTAAAACCTCCTTACAGTGGGCAAATTACATCAGATCCGCCAGCAGCACTATAGTTGTTGCAAGCAGGATTTGAAGCCGAATAATAAATACCGTTGTCAACTTCTAAAGTCTCAATAATAAACTCAACCCACTGCTTGACCACATCTTTGGTCACGAGGTCGGCAGCGCCCAGTGCTTGGAACTTTTGATCAGCCGTCCCAGTTGTGGAATTATATTTATCATTTGTGGTGTAACTTCTTGGCGCATTGGCGGGCACATTTACCGGGTTGCCTGCTAAAGCCGCAAACCCAAAATCCCAGACACCGGTGATAACTTTATTGCCGCCAATCGGGGTACCGCTAACAAGAAGGCCGCCCGGAGCAACTTCTGGTTGGTCAGTATCCAGGGTTACATAGGCTGAATTCAATCCATTAGGACCAGTTCTAACCAAGGAGTTTAGGCCTAGAGGCGCATAGTGCCAGTCCAGGTCTTGCCCGTCAAAATAAATTTGCTGTGAGCCATTGAGCCACTGGGACGTAACAATAACACCACTCGAAAATGTCGTTTTCATACGACCAATGAATCCCTACGTTACCTAGTTTTACCCTATATACAAAAAGACCCCCGCCGAAGCGAGGGTCCTTAAGGTATTGAACGGTAACCCGGTGGGGTTATGTCCTTTCCCAATAATTTACAGTGAACTCAACTTCTATCTCCTGCACGTCGCCGCTTTCGCGATCAACGTCGGCAGTGTTAAGAGAGAGAAACTGACATTCGTAGCAAATATACTGACCACCGCCAGGAGCGGAACCTTCTCCAGAACAATCACGGGGAGTGATAGTTACAGTGATGGGATTACAGTTGTAATCTAGCCAGAATTGCTCAAGAGTCTTAAAGATGCCGGGATCGTACGGAGCATTCAATGTGACATTGTCTGCGGTACGGGGACCAATAACGTGAAACAGGCGGTTTCCTGTACCGTTGGCATATTTGCTCTCTTCAGCAGAGTCTTTGATTCCGCTGAACTTAGTGAAGACCGCTATAAATGAGGGTCCTCCAACTGCAGTAAAAGTTACCTCATACTG